TTTAGCGGCGAAGCGCTCTTGCCAGCACTGACCAAAATTCGTGCTGCAGTTGACAAACGCGACGACTCTGATCGCAGCAAGATGTTAAACATCGTTAGCCAGTTGTACTTGGAGGCGTTGGCAGAGGGCAGTGCTCGCAAGTCCGAGATGCGTCGTCGTGGCGTAGCTGGTGAAGTAGATATGTTGCAGGCGTTTACTCGTCAGGGTCGCGCTGATGCTAACTTCCTTGCCAACGTAGAGTTTGAGCCGTTGATCCAAGATGCATTGCAGCAAATGCGTAACGATCGCCGTGGCGGAAACCGCGAACGCAAGTCAGAAATCTTTGACGAACTGACCAAGCGTTATGTTGACTCTTTGGAAACCAAGGGCAACGGGTTTATTACCGGCCTGACAAACACGGCTTCTAAGTACTTCTTGGCTTCGAGTCCTGCGTACTACATGCAGAATTTGACACAGCCATTCATGATGTCTCTGCCTGCGCTGGCTGGCCGTCATGACTACACCAAAGCAGGTAAGGCTTTATTTGATGCTTACGCTGAACTTGGCCCACTGTTTAAAGACATTAAGTTGTTTGACCAGCAGTTTGATTTCTCCAAAGTTCCTGCTGATGTACGCGCAGCGATTACGAAACTCGTTAACCAAGGTCAGATTGACATTGGCTTAGCCACTGAAATTAACGAATACAAAGTTGATGCTGATAGCAAGTTGGGTAAGTTTGCACAACGCTTAAACAAGAGCATGCGCTTGGCTGTGCAGAAAGTGGAAGCTACCAACCGTTTGTCTACTGCCATCGCTGCCTACCGTTTAGAGTTTGCAAGAACTAAAGACACAGAAAAAGCTACGCAGTACGCTGCTGACATTCTGACTGACACCCATGGCGATTACACCGCTATGAATGCGCCTCGCATTTTTAACAGCCAGTGGGGTAAGGTTGCGCTACAGTTCCGTAAGTTCCAGTTGATTCAGATTGCGTTCTACGCCAAGTTGTTGCGCGATGCGTTTACAAACCCTGCTGAGCGAGCTGTTGCCATGCGCACACTGGCTTTCTCATTAGGTCATACCGCAGTCTTTGCTGGCATGATGGGCTTGCCCGGTTACGCTGCGATTGCTGCAATCTTGGGCTTCTTCGGCGACGAGGATGAGCCGTACGATTTAACTGCTGATATGCGTCAGGCTCTTGGCCCTGAGTGGGCTGACCTGATTATGCGCGGCGCTCCCACGTTAGTGGGCGTTGATTTGTCAGGCAAGATTGGTGCGGGCAACATGCTTTCTATCATGCCATTTAGCGACGCCGATCTCAGCACAACGGCTGGCCGTGCAGAAGCATTTGGTACTTTGGTAGGAGGCGCATCGCTAGGCATGGTGTCTCGTGTAGCCGACGGCATGGGGTTAATTCTCAGTGGTGATTACTACAAAGGTGTCGAGCGCACTATGCCCAAGGGTGTATCCGATGCGCTCAAAGCTGGACGCCAAGCTGCTGAAGGTATGACTCGCCGTAACGGTGATGTGGTATTGCCAGCCGATGAGGTCAGTGCAATCTCTGCCGTCTTGACAGGTTTAGGTGTTCCGTCTGTTAAAGAAACTGTTGTTTATGAGCGACAGAATCGCATGCGCGATGTTACTCAGAACTTCCAAGATCGTACAACGCGAATTAAAAATGATTATGCTAAAGCTGTTCGCGAAAACGATGGCGAAGGTAAACAAGACGCTCGCGAAGCTTGGCAGAAATTACAGCGTACTCGTCAAGAAAATGGTTTGAAACCACAACCACTGTCTAACTTGCTCAAAGCACCGCAAGAGCAAAGAGAACGTGAGAAACAAACTATTGGCGGTGTAACCTATCGCCAAGGGCAAAGAAAACTGGCAGAATCCGTAGCTGAAAATTAAAGGAATCTTATGGCTAAGTCACCAGCATGGCAACGCAAAGAGGGGAAGTCCGAGAAGGGCGGCTTGAACGCCAAAGGGCGAGCCTCTTACAATGCAGCCAATCCGGGCAAACCGGGACTCAAGGCTCCACAGCCAGAGGGCGGCCCCGGATCAATAAATCATTGCGCGCTTGGAATTGCTAACATGGCTACCAAGTCTAAAGTAAACGCTGCGGGCAACTATACTAAACCTGAGTTGCGCAAACGAATTGTGTCGCAGGTAAAAGCTGCTGCTACCCAAGGGACTGGCGCAGGCCAATGGTCGGCCCGTAAAGCACAACTTGTAGCCAAGAAATACAAAGCCGCAGGCGGGGGGTACAGAGATTGAAAGCCCCTCAACAATCCCTGAAAGACTGGGGTGACCAAAAATGGAGAACCAAAAGTGGTAAAAAATCATCTGATACGGGCGAAAGGTATTTACCTGAGGCTGCAATTAAAAGTCTTAGCCCTGCTGAATACGCTGCGACAACACGCGCACAACGCGCTGGCAAAGCTCAGGGGAAACAGTTTGTAGCTCAACCAAGAAAGATTGCTGCAAAAACCGCGAGGCATCGTTAATTAACTGGAGAATCTTATGATGAAAAAGAAAATGAATCCGTTTGGCAAAGGCGAATCTAAAGCCATGGAAGCCAAAGAAAAGAAAATGGCTGGCGGTAAAAAAGCCTACGCTGCCATGGAGAAGAAGTACGAAGGCAAAAAATCAACCTCTAAGATGAAGTGAGCACATCATGAAAGAAATGCCAATGCGTGGTAGCCGCACAGCTACAAACAAAGCTAAAAAATCTGCGCCATTTAAACCATGTGCCGGATGCCCTACTCCCGCTAAATGCTCCAAGATGGGCATGTGCGCGATGAAAGCTAAAGTTAAATAAAAAAACCCCTCGGTTGTTACGCCGAGGGGGGATCTTTCAACCACGAAAGGAGCTAGTCATGGCAACCAGCGTGGTAATCATACATCTCCAACAGCCTCTCCGTCAAACTGATTAGAAACTAATGTCAGCGCAGGGGCTATTGAGTCTTTGTCAAGCTTGAGCGTATCCACAAAAATGCATCGTTGTTGCACGATGGGATAGTCAGTTCCTCGAGTCAGGGTAAACTTCTCACCCTGCTTAAGCAATGCGCCTTCTTTTTGTAAGGTTGTCATCATTGCATGGAAGTCAATGCGGTTCTTCATGCACCAGTCGCGGACTTCTTTCTGCGACAACATCAAGTGTCCAGCCTGATCTTTGTGGCTGTTTGACCCAAGAACATACCGCCCTGCCACATCTCCCATTACACGCGTACGTGGGGACTCAGGGCCCCTGCCATCGCGCTTGTCTCGGTATTCACTGGTAACAATGATGCGAGGGCCAAGGTGACTGACCATGCGGTGGAATGCATCTTCTGCAGAAATGGTATTTGTTTCCATGACTGACTCAGATAATTCAACAATCAACTTCACTGTAAATGCATACAGTTCTTGAAGATCAAACTCGATGATGCCGAGCTTTTTTGCTATCTGCGCAATGACCATCGTGCATGCACTGTGAGCACGGTAAAACCGATACTTGGGGCTTGGCAGAATTTGAGTAAACCTAGCCAAAAACTCTGCCATGGCTTTAGTTACTGTTGCCTCGTTGTCTAGCATGTACTTAATGATGGCTGCCCCAGCATGGCCGCTGTTCTGCGTCATCTGCTTAATGTTCTCTGCCGCCACAATAGCTGATGCTGCATTCCAAGCGTCGTCACCCTCTTTACCTTCGGGGTATTCAGAGCGATCCGTTAATACAAGCGGAGGGTAGCGGTCTACGTTAACTTGAATAAGACGAACAGCTTCAGCTTGAGAGTTGGCTTGATTGGCCGCAAGCAATCCATGGAAGTCTTTGTTGCCAGTTACATAAACATTAAGCCGCCATTCAGATGACTTGGCAAAGACTACATTGCCACCTTTGGAGGTCATGCGAATCTTGTCTTGGCCATTCGATACGCCGTACGCTACATCACTAAAAGTGGCAGGGTCTACACCGGTCAACTCGTCCACCAACACAGGGATGTTGTTGAATACACCAAGGGTTGCCCACAGTGCGTTTGTTGTAAAACCATCCTTGGAGTTTAGTGTCATCTTTGCAGGGTTACCGAATGCCGCAAGTGCCGCATGGCAGACAGTCGTTTTGCCTCGGGCAGTATCTCCGCCTTGCAATGCCAAGATCAAACCTTTGTACAAGTCTTCACAGTGGTGTGCTAGTAAAGAGCCCCAGCCTGCACAGATGGTGTACTGCCAGTGGACTGCGCCTTCTCGGTTGTACAAGAAGTTTAAGGCTTCAGCGTAGCCTTCCAGCGATCCTTTGTTAGCCGTAAACGTACTTGCCCGTTCTTTGGCATTGCCGCCAATTAACACTTCGCTAGGTTCTGCACCCTTGGTGTACAGCTTGTCACCCAGCAAAAAGGCTTTGTGTTCGTCTCGCCAACCAAATGCTGTGAGGGTATTGGTTTCAGTGATTCTTCGCTTTAGCGCCTGCAACTGGTCTAGCAAATAAGCAGACATGTGATCCCCTGCATTTTTGTGGTTACTCTTTGTTAGTTCGTATCGAGCTAGTGCGCGTAACAAATCGGTTGATGAAGCAACAGATTCTCCCAAGATGTCAAAGTCCCGAATGCGTTTGTCAGGTAGATGGAATCTAATGCCGTACTTAAATGTGCCATCTTCGCTGCGGATACGGCTTGTTGGATAGAACAGGTTCTCACAGAAAGACAGCGGTTGTAGCACGCCCTCCTTATCCGGGAGTAGGCGGCTAAGCAATTTACCGTCCCATATGTAGCCATAGGGCAGTGCTGGTATGGCGGCTTCTTGAACTACACCTTCATCAGTTACGATTTCCGCAGTTGATTCTTCTACGATAGGGATTACCCTACCAAGGACTAGGGGTGTATTGATCTTGCCTTTGAACTCGCAGCCAGTGCAACCATTGCAGTTATGTTGCTCAAAAAATGAGCAGGTTGTAGGGCCGGCTTCCCATGTGTCGTACTTGTTTTGCCAGTCTATCTGGTCGTGGCCGGTTGCTTCACGCTCGGCGCTCCACTCCTCGGAGAACTTCTCGCCATCTTCGCAGTGCTTTAAAAGACCGATAACGCCACGCCAAGGCTCGTATCCTACATCCCCCTTAGAATCCCGCATAGCACCTACCTGAAGGCATTTACTGGCCATCTCGTTGGCATCTACAGGCACGTCAGGATACTGGGTAAGGTGACCCGTTAAGTCAGAGTTTAAATCGGTGTTGTAGGCACGTTTGACGGACTCTTTAATGAGCTTAACGTCATTGTCTGCCACGAAGGTTTGAAGTGCTAGTGCAAATGCCCCGGGCTCGATAGGCTCGCACGTTGATCTAACTTTGATTGGCTTAGGTTCACCCTTACGGTTTGCTGACCCGACAGGGCGCAAGATGCTTGCAAAGTCAGCAGTTCGTGACGAATCTGCAAGGACATTCTCGTGCGCAAGGCACGACTTCAACCACTTGGCAACCATGACCCACTTCGTGTGGCTAATGTCTTTGGTCAGAGGCCAGTAAGCATGGACGCCATTGCCTGAATCCACAATCATGGGGCGGGGCAAACCTACCTTCTTAGCAAAGATTGCAATAGCTTTAACGCCATCCATCTGCGTCAAGTAGCCCTGCCCTGCGTCGTGTTTCTTTTGCCCACAGTCAATGTCAATCCAAAAAGATTTGGCGCGATCCCAGTTTTCTTCAACGCGATATTTCTTGCGGGTCTCCCCGTCTTTCTCAACTTCAATGAATGGCTTTAGATACGATGCGCATGCATGGTAGGTTGCCACAAACTTGGGGTTGTTTTCCCAGTAAGGTATAGCGTCAGCCATCTCCTCCAAGCTTAGGTAGTACTTGTGGTAGGTGTACGGCTTGTTCGTCTTTGGATTGACCTCTTTGGTAAAGAGCGTCAAGTAATGTATGCCGTATTCGGGCAGGATTGTGCGGAGGAACTCAAGGGTGTCCATTGTGATCTCCAGCTGTTGTAAATATGCAACTCATGACTACTCCAGTGAAACAGAAGAAGCCCCCGAAGGGGCTCCCTTGGGGGTGGAGCTATTTAGTCGTCAAAACTAATGCCGTCGAGGTCGAGTTCTAACTCTTCTTCAACAGGGGCAGGTTTGGCTTTGGCGGCTGGCTTAGCTTTAGCTTCGGGCTTTGGCTCGGGAGCCTCTGCTTTAGCAACTGGAGGTGCCTCGATTGCTTCTGCAACAAACTCTACTGCTACGGGGTTAGCGCCCAAGATGGTTGCAACAATATCTGATTTAGCGATCTCTTGGACTTCAGCAAAGCCCTCGTCGTCTAGTAAACCAACGGCGCTGAATGTCAGCTTGGGTGATTCTGCTTGCAAGTCAAAGCCTACCTTGGTAACAACCATGCTGTACCCTACACCGCGCTTAGCCAACATCTGACCGTACTCACCCAATGCCTTGATGGAAGCAGGAGGTACACGCAACAGCATCGCGTCATTAATCTGACCGGCTGGCGCTACGGCCATACGAACGGTGTCGGAACATGCCTTGCCCTTGGTTGCACCGCGCTCGCTGATACGAGAGCCCCATTGATTGTGGGCACAGGTTGCGCACTTCTTGGCTTGTTTGTTCTGTGCGTCTGCTGCCGGCTCAATGCCATCGCTTGAGTAGCAATCAGGCTTCTGACCTTCGCTTGTGTCTTTGTCGTAGCCTTTGAGATAAAACACCTTGCTTGTACCTTTGTTGGCTTTTAACAACACCACGTTCAGGCTGGTAGCTGCGCTGTCAGGGTCTTTAGGGTTCATCTGCAACTCGCGCTCACCGTCGCGGACAACTGCAAACACTTTGCCTTTGATGGAGATTACTGGGAACCCACCGCCTGCATGAGCAGTCAAGTCAGAGTTCAGAGCTGCGATGTCAACTTTTTTCAAGAATGATGGCAGGTTGGAGCCGGAGTCAAATGGAATGATGTTCATAATTTTTCAGTGGTTGGGGGAAAGAGTTTACGACGAACGGCGCACATTGACTACACGTTCTTCACGAGTAGATACGCCCGGGGGTAGGTCGTTGTTGGTTTCGCGATACTGTTCTACCGCTGTTTTGGAAGCGCGTACTTCTAAAAGCGCCCAGTCGTCATTTTCTCTGACGTGAGTCATAAATATTTCTCGGTCTGCTACGCTGGCAGTGACTCTAGTTGTGGTATACGCAGTTCCAAATTCTGTCTTGACAGAATCAATACCGGTCTTGTTGAAAACATCTAGTAGCTTGGCTTCTAGCTTTTCCATCTTCTCATTGAGAGGAGCAACACTGGCATCAAACTCTGCTTTCATTTGTGCTTTTTTGTCTCGCATCTTGATGTAGATGCTTACAGCTTCTGAGAGTTTCATTTTTGTATCCTAATTTGTGGTTGATTGGGGTAAAGATTTGGTAGTCGATAACGCCTCCTATTCCGGTTGTTCTTTCATCATGTCAAGCAATAAACCCTGCATGGACTGCTTGTCTTGCAGCCTCTTGTACACACGTCTTTCGACGTCTGAGCCTGCGATATGCACAATCACAGTAGTTTTGGTCTGGCCGGGGCGTCTAACCCTAGCGCAAGCCTGTTCGTAAATCTCATTGCTATGCACCGGTGCGTACCATACGATGGTAGTTGCCGCTGTTAGCGTTAGTCCGTGTGACATGGTAGCTGCATTTGCCACTAATACTCTCGGGTCTAACCCTCGTTGGAAGTCAGAAAATATCTGATCTCGTTGGTTCTTGCTAGTCTCGCCGTGGACAATTTCTACAGACCAGTCCTTGCGCAGCTCTGTGGCTACGTGTTCAAGAGCGCCAGTCAACGGCACAAACACAATTACTTTACCTTCAGATTCTTCAATGACTTCTTTGAGGACATCCATTCTAGGCTTAGATGGTAGGACTACCTCCACCCCGTCTGTCCCGTATGCGACACCGCAGCCAATTTGAATTAGTTTGTTTGCTTTTACAGCTTCATTCACAGCAAGAATCTGACCGCCAGCGTACTCAGTTGCAAGTTTAGACAACATGTCTTTGTAGGCTTTCTTCTGCTCTACAGTCATCTCAACTTCGCGAGTCATAAATATTTGTTCAGGCAAGTCAGTGCAGTCGTCAAGTGAGAACCGAATTGCAGGCTGCATCATCTGATAGATCACATCGTTTGCTTCGGGTCTTGATATCCATTTGAACTGTGTCAACTGGCGCATTACACGATCACGAAACGCACCGAAGTATTTAGGCACACTGGTGTTATCAGGCGTGATAAGTTTGCATTGAGCCCACGCATCTGTAGGTGCATTGGGTGTAGGTGAACCTGTCATACCCCACACACGGCGACTACTTTGTTTGTTGCAAATTGTGTTGAGCGTTTTCCATCGGTCAGTGCTGGAGTTACGCGCAAGTGCTAGCTCATCCACAACAATCAAATCAATGTCTGGTCGCTTTGCTAATTCATCTTTGATCGTAGCAAGGCCGTCAATGTTGATGATGTAGATGTGCACATCTTCTTTGAGTAACTTAATTCGTTTCTCTCTTGTTCCATGCAAGACTACTGCATCGAGATGTGAGAATGTATTAAAGACTGAATCTGCCCATGTGCGCTCCATTGTTGATAGCGGACACACGACAAGAACTTTGTTAACGATCTTTGTGCGACGCATGTAGTCATACGCCCACAGTGCGCTATTGGTCTTGCCAGTGCCCATACCGTTGAGACAAAACGCCCTACTGTGCATGGATAAAAAAGATGCAGTTTCAATCTGCGCAGCAAATGGATTGTGTCGCCCACTTACTTTTGGAAACGCATAGTGCATAGGCATTGGGTCAGGGACTTCAAAGCCTAAGTTTCGTAACACCCGAGTTTCGTCGGGGCGGTGTGGAACGGCTACAAGCCGTTGTCCTTTGTGGTCTACTTCGATAGCTGTCGGTATTACTGTTGTTATCCGACTTGGGTTTTTTAAGCGGAAGATAACCGCCTTTTTTTCTTTATGTATTTGCATTACTTATCGGGGTTGTAAGAGCTGCTTCCCTTCCTCCATCCTCTGTTGGTTGCTCGAGCTTGCACAGCGGTATTACCTTTACCATTACCGCCACCATTTTCTAATGACTTCTTGTGTGCAACATCTTTACCATCACCGACACGCGCTTTGCCATCCTTCATAGCTTCACGGCGTGCAGCGTTGTTCTTCACTCGCTTGGCCACTTCTTCGGGGCGTGCGTTGTATGCTTTTTGGTATTCCAGCTTTTGTTTAGTTGATGTAACCATCATGCTCTCCATGCAATGTTTTCTAAAAAATCATGCAGTTGATTTACGTCGTCAACCACAATAGTTTGACCACCATGACTAACGATCTCCGCTAACACTCTGTCTTGATTTGCAGTCGTGTCTTTGCGTTTGCCGGGGGCTTTAGTTTCGATACCAATAAACCTTCCGTTCCAGCAACAGATGAAGTCCGGTATACCTACTTGCCCCATGCCGTTTTGCATAGGCTGGTAAAACCAAATGGTACGCGCTTTTAAGGTTTTGCGCACTGCATCTTTTACCTTGCCTTCGGGTGTCATGATTTTCTTCCGTTGAAGTCACACGACGTAACAGGACACCACGCCTTGCACAGTCCTGATGTTTTGGCTGGCCATGAATCACGCTCGTAGGCTGATTCAAGTTTGCGCACTCGTGGCAGTAGGTCTTGCCATATGGTTGCAAGGTCAGCACGTTCACGTACTTGCCAGTCAATCTTTTTATCTTTTAACCACACAAAGCCAGTCGTTACTTTCTGCACTTCGGGGTGATGGTGAAACACATACGCAGCGTACAAATCTAATTGTTCTGTTGGTTTGCGTTTGCCTGTTTTGTAGTCCATGACAGCAGCGTTTGCGCCTTGAATAACAACAAGGTCAGCAATGCCTCGTGTCCATGCTTTATCCCAATCGCAAGGTGTAAAGTCTCTGTCTACAGCGTACTGTCTTTCAGGAAACTTCTCGCCTTTGAGTGTGGCTAATCGGTTTGCTAATGGTTGCCACTGCGTCATGCCTTCAGGCAGTAACTCACCGTTCAAGATGAAGTTCTCAAACGCTGTGTGTACCTTGGTTCCCCACTCAGTGTAAATGGTTGGGGGCTCGACAATATCGCGGACTACTTTAAGGTGATAGAACTTCTTCGGGCACGTTTCAAACGTGTCTAATTGCGAATAAGTCCAAGCTGGGTTGGCCATGCTTGCTCCATAGGTTTTGGCCCCCAATGCGTCATTTGTCGCTTGGAGGCTCGTGGTTGTTAGCCCCCACTTTAGCAGGTTTCTACGACTAGTCAACACTATTTTGCTTCGCCATATTCAGACCATGTTATCAACTCGGGCCACCATGACACACCTTGACGCATGATGGCTTGTAATTGTTCTAGGGATTGCTCGGCAGAATCTTCCGGAACTACGTACACAAGCTCGTCATGCACGGTGAGTGCTGGCCGCATCCCAGTAGCCTTAAAGAACTTAACTGCGTGCTCTGCAATGACGTCGCGTGCAAGGGCTTGAACTAAATTCTCTACACCTTTCCCTGCATAGATGCGCGCCCGAGTGCGACCATTGCCATACCACCATTCCATTTTGCCGTTGTCATCACGTTCTTGTTTGAGATCGGGGTAGTAGATGCGACGGCCCGATGGTAGGCGCACTGCGTTTTGTTCGGTAACGCACATACCCCACGGGTCAATGGCCGACTCCACGCCTTGCTTGATGTTGGTAAGTTTATTTTGAAACGTTTTCCACCCTGTAGCAATTTCTGCATGGGCTGAACGGTAAGCGTCTACCACCTTTGTTGCTTCATCTAGGCTCATGTCCACGCCACCCATGAGCTTGGCAACCTTTTGGAACGTAGCACCCCCAGCTCCAAAACCTAGGCCGAGGTGAGCAACTTTACCCACTTGACGCTGGGTCTTGGTGACTTGTATCTCATCGATGTTGTACAGATCATGGGCAGCAAAGTACCTGTAAAGATCAGCTTTGTCAGGGCTTGCCTCAAACAATGCCATCGCATACGGGACTTTCCACAGGAACATGTTGACCCGCAACTCAATACCGGACAGGTCAGACACGATCACCTTGTGCCCGGGAGGGGCGAGTAACGACATACGCAAGGCATCTGAGGGCTTAGGTGACGCACCAATGCGAGGTAAATTCTGCATGTTGTACTGCTCACCTGACCAACGCCCAGTTGTGTCTGCGCCGGCGTATTTAAGAGGTACAGGTATCTTGCCTCCACATACCGCTGCGGTCTGCAAGAAAGCCTCTAAGCGCGTTTCTAACAGGGTAGACTTAACTTCTAGCCTAGCCATTGCAGCGGCGGCTACAAGCGGGTTCTTGTGCGTTTGTAAGGCTATAAATGCCTCGTCTGTTTTAGCCAGTGCGGGTGTCATCTTGGCAGGGTTGCTAGGCGATACCTTCATGGGTACTGGCACACCAAGCTTCTCAAGCAACGCACCAAACTTGGCGGCTGACGCTAACTCAGTACGTACAGTCTCCTCGATGCTAGTGCCGTTTAGTCGGTTAGCTACAAACGTGCCAATATCCAAGGCTTTGGCTAACTGAAGCAATGAATCGCGCTTCTCTTCCTTTACAAGCTTAAGCGCTTGATGCACCTTCGGGGCGTCCAGTAACAGTTTCGGCTCGACAAGCATGCGTGTAGTCATGTCTATCAAAACCAACTCCTGTTTAGGGAAGCCTTTGGCTAGCTTCTTGAACAACTTAGCGCACAGGTCAGTGTCTACCTTGTTGTATTCCTCCATCGAGGCGATCTCATCTTCGCTAAAGTTAGCTAGGTGTTTACCCTTAGTATTAGTAGCTTCGAGGTCTAACTTTGCGCCTACACCAAACTCATACGCTAGCTTCTTAAGCGATACACCTGTAAGGGATTTACCGCCAAAGAACACTGACGTTTTGGAATACTGCGACCTTGCCATGGCTGCTGTACATCCGTACATCTTAGGGTTTATCCCTAGTCGCCAAGCTAAGATCATTGAGTCAAAGCCGGACATGTTGTGGCCGATTGCCATTGCATCTGACCAGTCCATTGCCTGCATGTGGGTGCGTATATTGTCCTCGCCAAACAATACGTATGTAGGCTCATCGCCTTCCTTGATAGATACCGAAATGATTTCTGTATCAGGATGTTGTATGTACTCTGTTGGAGACATGCGCGAGAGCGTGTGGGTTGTATCCCAGTACGTCTCAAAGTCCAAGTAAATTGGTTTCATTTACCCTCCAGTTGAAACGCAACAATCGCTGTTGAGATTAACTCGTTAACCTCTTTGATGTTGGCTGCGATGTGCGAGTCAAACTCGTAGCCCTCTCGGGATGCAATGTGTACGATGTAACCGTTACATACTTGCTGTACTTCAATCCTGCCACTGAAGATAGTCTTGTTCTTCATGCGTGGCTTTTCCATGTAATCACGCATCACACTTGATTGTTGTGCAGGGTTGGTAACTGTTGTAATCGCATGCAGCATGCTGCTTAGAACTCCCATGACTGCACCTGTTTTAGTTTAGCCATGTAGTGTTGTAATTTACCAACGTCATCGCTATCTTCTTTCTTGCCTTGGCGCATTGAGTATTTGATGATGTTGCCCTTGAGAAACCCGATAAATTCTTCACGAGTCATGACTGCTTCCATGACTTCCCATGGCTGTACTGCCATAGATACGTAGTGTGTACCGCCTACTTGCATGATGTTTGGGTCTTCCATGACTTGTCCTGTGTGGTTATTTAAGATTTCTAACTGTTACTTTTTTTGCCCAGCATGAGGCGCAATACCATTTGCTTTGGCTGATTTGTATGCCGCCTTCGGGCGGTCTTTTCTCTTCGCATTTATTACAAAGTTGTAATTGATGGATTGGTTGTCTACTTCCAATATCAAGCTGTCGTTTCACAAAGCCGTTCACGCGATCTCCTTCCAGTGTTCTCAGGTTTGGGACAGTTCTCGGGTACGTCAACGACAACCCAAATAGCTGCCAACGTATTTCGATAGCTTGCTTTCTCCCATCGATCGATGTACACACCAAACACACTCTCCAATGATTTGTTGACAGAACGATTGTCTATGCCAGTGAGCTTAGATATATCGCTTGACTTCAAACCATCGGGGTGTCGTTTGAGTAGCTCACGAATAATGTTGTGGTTACTTTTCAATCTTCATGTCCCTGACATATCGCGCAAAGCTGTCGGCTGTATCACCAAACGCAATGCGCATGGCATCGAACTCTCGAGCAACTTCTTCCAGTACATCGTTGCGTTGTACAACATCGACAGTATCAAACTTGTCTCTGTCATCGTGGCAAGCACAGCCACGTTCCCAACATGCTCTGTCTATTAGTGTCATGTGTTCTTCTCCTGTATAGCACGTTCGACGGCTCTACCAAACTCCTCGACATTGCCAAACTTTTCTGAGTTGGTATCCCACAAGTGGTAAATCTCTTCTTTGGTTAGGCTGATCCATTCACGTTCTTTGCGTATATTAAACAGAAAAGAAAATATATCGTTCATACTGGTGCGTCCTCATGGTTATCAGGGTTAAACTTGGGCACTCGGTTGCCCTTGTCTTTTGGATTGGGGAATGGCGGAAATGGCCATACCACGTTATGCCCCAAAGATTTTCTTAAGTTCGTCATACACGCTACGCGCTTGAACAATAGACATACTTGCCAATAATTCTTGTGCTGATTGTGTGTTCACGCCACTAATATAAATCGTTTGCGCAGGAGATGCTGTCACCTTTGCGACTGACTTTTGCGGCTTGGGCAATACATCTTTGCTTGGCTTCTTAGCCTTAGTCGCTTTGAGCGGTGAATAACTGTCTTGTGTTACAAACAAACCATGGTTAGCGCTACGCACCATGCCTTGCCTAATGAACTGTGTTGCCAATGAAATAGTAGAGCTTTTCTTAAAGCCTTTCTTCTCCATTGCTGCGCCCATCACTGAGCGTGTCACACCGGGATGTTCTTTGATGTAGTTGAATGTTTCTCGACTTACATTGTTGGTTGGTTTGAATGCATGAGGTAGCATATTTCTTCCGTTTGGTTGAGTCTTTCCTTCGTCGTCAAACGAAAGGTTTTCTAATTTCTTAAGTTCTAATTGAAGTGTAGGCACTTGGTTGCTCCTTGGTTGATGAGTGCTGATTACTTGATACGCCATAAATTGTTCGGAGGGTCATACTCCAACACCTTCTCAGGTGGTGGTGGTGTCATAGATTCAGAGGGCGGAACCCATCCAAACCTACGCCATACTGCTTGCACGTCGCCATGTGAAGTCCATTTGTAATCGGGATGCCCGACTGGAATGGATGGATACGCTTTCGACATTACTTTCATATTGCCCCCGCAAGTCTCGCAGCGATGGCGGCTGCGGTTAGTTCATCGGTTGCCATCTCTTCCACAATCTTCTTACGCTCAGTAAAGCGCTCGACCTTACGATCTAAACGCTCTAAGTCATCTCGATTGACATACAGCCGCACACTGGGAAACAGTCTAACTGCTTCGTTAAGTGTCTTACACTTGCCAAGGAACTCGAGAATGTCGCTCTCTACTTTCTTCCATTTGGCATCGAGTACAACAACTTGCTTGTTCTCCTCCCATGCTTGAAGCGCCTCGGCTCTGCCCAGTACCGTATCAGGCAATGCCACTAAGTCATCATACGTGATCTCAGATTCTGCCTTCATGTAATAACTATCACGAGGGCGTTTGTACCCATTGACACCAGTGAACCTAATGGTGCATGCAGTCTTCTTACCTTCATCAGTCTCGCCCTTGATAACGATCTGCACATCGTCAATTTTACCTAACCAATCCTTAGGTATCTCATGCACAAGGTGCATATGATCCTTACCCCAGCACCCAAAATGATACAAGTAGTGAGCATCTAACTGTTGTGGCTTGTTGAGGTGCGGTAGCTCAGCTTCTAATTCTTTGTGATGCATCTTGCGAATGCGAGATTCAACTCGCTCTTTGAACTCTTTTGTAATGTTTACTGTAGCCATAATAATCTCCGTGGTTGAAAAGAATGGGGCTTGCGCCCCTTGGTTAATCGTTGCTCTCTGATACGAAAGCCTCTATTGATTTTCTAAGTGCATCACGTTCTTGTTGTGATGCACCTGCATCGAGGGCGTCGTAGCATAGCTTCAGAATGTTTTGATACGAGTCAAGCAAACTGTTCAGTTGATCCATTGCGTCCATAATTACTCCAGTGAAAAATGGATATTTTCACCGTAAGGAGCGTTAATGTCACTAGAAATACACCACAAAACAGGGTAGTTAGGTGCTTTATCTACATTAAAGTCTGTGTAACCATCTGTCAGACAGACAAATACCTCGGGCTCAATGCCCTCCTTGGCAAGGAACTCGAAGCCTGCTTCCATGTCAGTGCCTCCGCCTGAGTAGAACTCTAGTGCTACTTCCTCGCCTTGCTCGAATACTTCATGCTTGCATACACCAGTGTCAACATACAAGACGTGTACTCGCTCGGGGTTGCACTGCGCAATGATGCGAGCCATGTGACCGTTGTAATAAGCCAACTCTGTCTTACTGATAGAGCCTGATACGTCGACTTGGATGACAACCTCGCCCATCTCAGCTACCTTGCCTGCGCTTGGGAGATACGCAATGTCAGCGAATCTGCGGTTGGGGCGTGACCATGAATAGTCTCCACGTACATAGCTTGTCATGTAACGCTCGAGAATCTCGTGCCATGGTGTTCCGGGATCGATGAGGTCTGCAATGATCTTAGCCAATGCAGGGGGCATCTTGCCTTGAGCCTTAGCTGCCTGTGCTGCTTGTGCAATCTCGACACGAGTCTCAGCATCGATGCGCGTAGCTTCTTCTGGGGTCAGTGGTGAGCCACGCTCAATGATGTCGTCGCCTGTACCTCCGGGCCCATCACCATTAGGATCATCGGGGAGCTTGTTGTAAATCTCATCGACTGTCTCATCCTTAGAGCCATCCATCTGTACGCATCCCTTGATGGGTGTGCCAATGTCTGCTGCCTTGAGCATGTCATTGATCCAAGCATCGCCTGCAATGTTCCACTTCTTAGGAGTGCGTGCACCTCGACGAGTCGCATGCTGACCGATCACATGGCCGATCTCGTGTGCTAGTACGAACACAACCTCTTCAACAGATAGTGTGTTGAACCATGTAGGGTTGATGTAGATTTGATTGCGCTGATCTACTGCTGCTGTTGGGATAGTCTCATCCTCGATGAGCTGGCGCTTCATAAGGATAGAGGCAAAGAAAGGATGCTGTGTTACGAGCGATACCTTTGCCTTGTCTAGGGTAGTTACTTTCATGATTAGTCCTCTGAGTTGTATTGGTTGATGGTGATTGGGTTACATGCGTCAAGCATTGCCGCTACTTGATTAGCTTTCTGCACCTCTTCGGGGGTGCGGGTTGACACAATAAGCGCTTGCAACTTCTTCTGAAAGATACTGCTGTGCGTTCTTACATCAGTATCAATACCTGATCTGATCTTATTGATTGCACTTGCGGCATTGTTCTTGTGCCATGTGGGGTCTCGATCATCAGCGTCTAATAGATACGCTGCTAAATCTGCGTGAATAAGCTCAACAAAGCCTTCGCGATATTTATCTTCCATAGTAGGAACTCGTAAGCCATACCAACTACTGTCTGAGTATCGCAAATCAAACTGCTTACACAGATACTTGGCAAGACGCGATGCGTGTGATGAATAGCCTCCAGTAATAACACCGCTTGTCACTTGGCGTTGAATAGACTTACGCAAACGATTAGTAATCTGCGTTGGGTCGAACTTGATCTCTGCTGATACACCTGCAGTTGTTAGCATCCTAGATGCTTGATAGAGCGTTGGTCGCATTGTCATAACCTTTCCTTAGATGTTGAATGCCGCCATGCGAGCGGCTACTGCTTCGAGCTTAGCTTTGGCGTCGTGCCTAGCATTGGCTGAACCTTTGATGACTTCGACTGTATTGAGACAGCCAGTCGCTGTTGCTTTGAGAATGTTGATCTCATCGATTAACTCTTGCGTTGGATTGATTGCCAACTTAAGCGCTACGTCACAACCTTCAATGACGTTCTCGACAAGACTATTGTGGAAGCGTTCACCCTTCTGACCCTGATACTCTTGCAAGCGCTGAGTGAGTGCTGACAGTGGCTTGAGCATACGAGCGATGGTGTCCATGTTCATAGCTTCTGCTGCTTCTTGTTCTGACTGCTCGAACGACTTCAAGTCCTCCTCACTTAAGTCAAACAGGAAGTGCCTTGAGTCAGGCATGGGCTGAAACTTAATGTCAATAGACATAGACTGATCGAACTGGGATGCCGTTGGATAGTCATCCACATGAGCCCTACCTGCCGCGTGTCCACTGTTACGATACGCTACATCTTCAAGCACTAGCTGATCGTAGTGTGGCATGTAGTTGCGCTTGAGATTCTCCATCATGGCAATGCGATGCTTAGTCTCTTGCGTGTACTCAAAGTACAGATCGTTAGGTAGGATACGTGGGCCTGCATCCACATAGGGAAGCGTGTGCTTCTTGTGATACGCATACACCTCTGTGTACTTAGACATGATCTGCGCAATCGGATTGTCTTTAGACTTGAACAACTTAGTCAGCACAGTGAGCGATGTATCACCCTCCTGCCGTTGTATCTTGTCTGATAGATATGCATCACGTTTAGTCAGTGAAGCACGACGCATTGTTAGCTTGACAAGTATTACCTTATCTGCCAGTTTGGTTGGTTGCATATAGGTCTTTCATTGGTTGAGAAGAACGACTGCTTGAGCCCAGTCTTTGGCTTGTTGCTCTGTATCGAACATATTTAATTCGCTTGTCCCGACAATTCGGGCTTTCCAAAACTTCTTGTACCCTTGAGCTGTGCTGTACGCACAAGCGACCCACGCCATACGCTGTGGCGTTTTATCATTAGGGTCTTGCTTGTACAAAAGTGTTGCTGTGTAGTTGCTGTCTTGCATCCACACATATGTCACATCAGCACCTCAGCATTTTTGCTAGCCCACTCTACGAATGAACGTGTTGACTTAATCGCTGGGCACAACTTGATTGCATCCTTAGTTGCCATCACATTGAACTCGGGGCTCATGCGTGACAGATACTTGGATACACGATCGAAGTTGTCTTTGGTAGACTTGCGAGCCAATGCACCAGTCAGTGCATACAGAGTCGCTGGGTCAGCAGGTAAGTCAGCACCAGCAGGATCAAGCAAGATACTCTCGATGTTAGGCAGTGCTAAGTAGATACGTCTAAAGCCTGTGTACTCAGCAGCAGCGCCCTCACCCACCTCACCGGCACAGTTGTCGAAGAACAGTGCGTTCTCTAACGATGCAGGGATCATGTTGACACGCTCCCACGATCTAGGCGTAGGGTTGGCGAATCGATTGGGATCGAAGTCAGACAGCAGGGCAGGTCTGAACCTAATGAACTGAATCAATACAGGATCAATGTCATTGTCTAGCGCCCACTCAGTCCAGTCGTCGACGTTCTCTTGGAAGTCAAAGCGTCTAGTACGATTAGCCAGCTTAGACGTGATGCGATTAGCACCTGACTTGTCCTCAGTACGATTGCCTGTGGCGATCATGTACAACTGATCTGATAGATTAAGCTGACCCGCACGAAAGTCATAGACTACACCGCACAGGGCATTCTGCATGGGCACTGGGGCATCTGATAACTCTTCCAAGATCAGACCTACACGACCAACGCCTTGACGCAACATGTAGAACTCTTCAGGCGGAACCCAACGGGTGTACGCACCTGTGTTGTTAGGTGTGCCAAGCACATCGACTGGATCACGGAGTGACGCAGTGAACTCCACGACATGATCGAGATTGAGCTCTTTCATGATCTCGCGGGCACAAGCTGACTTGCCACCTCCGGGTGCACCTAGTATGAACGGCACGATCTTGTTGCCATTGGGCGCTTTGAACTGCTCTAGGATTGATGTTTTGATATTGCTATAACGCATGATTTTCCTTGTGGTTGAAAAGGTTTTCGCGTACTCGATGCTTGCCCCAATGCGTGTACGCATTAACGATTGGGTAGCCAGTGAATTCTAAATTGTGTGTATGTACAGCCCTGTCACTAGTGCGACAGTTTCTTGGCTATGAGTGCTGCAATGGCGAATCTTTCAGCGCATTCCATTGCATCTTCTTTGGTATCGAACTGACACCGCTCGATTGGGTGTGCTCCGCTATATACAGAGCCATAGAATCTAACCATAAACTTGTCACCTACCTTGCATACATAACCTATGTCACGCAAGTCGCCATCATGGTAAGTCCCATCGAATAGTCTTAACGCTATGTTGACGGGTGTTTCAAGCGAGCCTGTCCAAAAGTTATTGGCCTTGGGCTTCCATATAACTTTCGTTTTCATTTGATGACCTCTATCTTGTATGTCCTGTCATCTTCATTGACCTCGATGCGTACAGCGCCTACACCGATTGCTAACATTACACCTTTGTAATGATCTCCACGCCTGACCGCACTGCGGTATGCCCACAGTAATACGACTACTGCGATTGATAAGACGATTTCTAATTCAGTCATTAGGGTCTCCATATAAGTACATCTAACATGACGATGATAATTCCTGCAAGAAATACTATACGCTCTGTCTTTTCCCATTTAGTCATTTCTTTTTCCTCCATGCCTGCTTCTCTAGTATTTCTAGAACTTTTTCACATTCGTCAGGGTAGTACCAAGCCAAGTTACCTAGAAACTTTTGAAAGGCTTTGTCTTTCCTTGCCTTTTTGTAGTCATACGCGTATGCCTCTATGACGTATAGCCACGCATTGAGTACGCTTCGGTTGTATTTCATTTGAACCCCTCCAGTTGGTTGGCTATTTCTGCAAACTTAGCAGCATCGCTTAACTCTTTAATGCCTTGGTTGCGTTGCTCTTCAAGGCGGTTGAACTCTGCTTCCTCAGGTGCTGCTTGGCGTAACTCAAACAAACGCCACTCTTCGTATGAGTAGGGGAAGCGTTGCATCGTCTTGCGAAACAAGACTGCGTTACATACAGGACACCATGGGCTATACGACCTACAAGGTTTCTCTTTGTTGATGTACCACATTTTGTCGGATACATCGAGCCACGATGGGTTAGCCATGCGATCGAGTATCTTGTGTTTGTTTTTGCGTACTTTCATACCCTCATCCCCCTAATATCTTGTCCTACGATACGATCTAATACATAAGCCGATACCAAACAGGCACGATAGCCGTTGAAGATTGCCATGTGCTTGGTTTCTTCCTCTTCTTGTATGCGTCGCCTCTCTGCAAACAAAGCCATTGCATGCCTGCCTGCATCGGTAACGCACCACCCTTCGTGCTTGACTTCATTCTCTACGTAGGTGAATGTGTTTATCCATGCACTACGCACCAACACACCCAGCGTGCGATTTGATGAGCCCGAGAACACTAGTTCTTTGATTGACTTGGTATCGTCAATAGACTTGAGCGCATCGTATTGGGCTTGGGATGTGTACCGCTTGAGTGCGGGTAAGTGATCGTGGTTCATCTTTCCACCTCAGGCACGTAGATTGTGTTCTTCGTCTCAATGACTCCACCTCTTGGGTTGAATCTGACGATCTCGCTTGTGCGTATGTTGCCACTGCCAATGTGCGGATGATTAACCACCTCTAGTTTTGCACACCAAAAGGGTTTGTCCATACTGTCGTACAGCAAGCACATCATTGGGTCAGAGTAGGTTTTGTAGAATACGATCGGTTTCATGATCTAAGTTCCTTTTGGTTAGTTTGTTTCAATGTGGTCATGGCGCTCTCGGGTGTAACTAGTTGGTAGTTACCCTTGCCATACTCTTGCACGACACACCATGATGATCTAACGACTCGTGCGCTATGTTCACGACTGCGCTCACATGATGCGCAAAACGCTTGATACCTTTGGATAGGCATAT